AGAAGAATATGGTGAAGTAATTTTAACTTATGATTCAAAACATTATTGGAGAAGGGATTACTTTCCTCAATACAAAATGAATCGTAAGAAAGCCAGAGAGAATGATTCAAAGGATTGGGATAATATCTTTGGTGTTCTGAATAAAATTAAGGCAGAGTTTAAAGAATATTTACCATACAAATATCTAGAAGTATATGGTGCAGAGGCTGATGATATTATTGGAACATTGTGTAAACAAGAATTTGAACCAATTATGATTGTATCTGGTGATAAAGATTTCATACAATTACACAAATACGAAAATGTAAATCAGTATAGTCCTATTCTAAAGAAACATGTAAATGGACATAATCCAGACACCTATATAAGAACACACATACTAAAAGGTGATACAAGCGATGGCGTTCCTAATGTATTATCACCAGATATTACATTCACAGAGGGATTACGTCAAAGACCTTTAGGAAAGAAAAAGATAGAAACTTGGTTAGAATCTATGGATAGTATGCCAGATGAAACCAAGAGAAACTATCAGAGAAATGAGAAGTTAATCGACTTAGATAAAATACCACAAGAACTAGAAGAACAAATTTTGACTGAGATAGATGGAGCTCCTCATGGAGATAGAAGTAAACTACTTAATTATTTTATAGATAATAAACTAAAAGAATTAACTGAATCGATAGGAGATTTTTAAAATGGCAGGTGACACATTATTATTTTCAGAGATACTTGATAAAGTACACAAAGCAAAGACAAAAGGACAAAAGATAAACATACTAAGAGAACACAATACAGAGGCTCTTCGTATGATAATCAAAGCATCTTTTGACCCAAAGATTGAATGGGTATTACCAGAAGGTAATGTTCCATTTAAAAGGAATGATGCTCCAGAAGGAACAGAACATTCCACTCTAGCATACGAAGCTAGAAAACTATGGCACTTCATTAAGGGTGCTGACAACGCAACTGCACAGTTTAAGAAAGAACAAATGTTTATACAGATGTTGGAAGGTTTACACGAAAGTGAAGCAGACCTACTTGTTGCTGCTAAAGACAAAAGATTGCATCAAGTATATAAAGGTCTTTCAGAGCCTGTAGTAATAGAAGCATTTGGTTGGAATGAAGACTTTACAGTTCCAGAACCACCAGTTTATCCACAAGGAAGTCGGTCTGCGAGTGGTATAGCTGAATAGGAGAATAAATGCCTGAAATATTTCATGTGGCAATATTACTCGTATGTTTTCATGGTAACTGCACAAGTTTTGAAAGTGTGCCTTTCATACAAGAGACAAGTCAAGAACAATGTCAAAATATGTTAAGGTGGACTTTTGAAACTCAAGTAGGGCCATATTATGACGAAATAATAGATTTTCAAAAGGACAGACCAGAAGATGTAGATATCGTATATGCTGGGTGTGACCAAACTGGAAGAACACCAGATAATTCTAATCAATGGAGAATTATTGAGGATATAAACCCAGACTTATATCGACCTTCACACCCAGATGATACACGCTGGCAACAAGGTAATAGCCCACTAACTGATATGCCACCAGAAGACCCAACTAAGTGGGATTTAACAAAGTAAAATATATTAAGATTTTATGAATATTCTGTTTACAGTATTTGTTTTCAATAAATACTACAGAATATTTTATTCTATAAGGGAGAAAATAAATGAAATTATTCGTAACACTTCTAGCAACATTATTTTTATTTACTGCTTGCAAAGAAAAAGAAGCTGCGGCTACTGACAGTAATTGGACTAAATCAGAGCATAACTATAGAATACAAAATGGTAATATGGGACTTGATATAAGAACTTATTATCGTTCTGATTATATGCATGTTGAACCTTCATACAAACTTGATAAAAAGTGGTATGATGTTACAGCAGCCGTTAGAATATCTGAAGAAGATGGTGCAAGAGAGTATCGTCCTAACTTAACTCACACTCTAATTAAATGGAGTCCAGAAGATACAACCAACGAAGATGGTTCAATATCTAAATCTAACACTAAATTTTCGTTAGGACATAAAGTTGAGTTTAGAAATTATGAAAATGAGTCAACTGACGACAATTGGCGTTATCGTTTAATCGGTAATGTTTCAATCGGACTAGGTGACAAACTAAGTGTTTGGGGTCAAGTACAACCTCGTTGGACATTTGGTCAAGGACAAGCAGAAGACACTAAAATTGATGATATCAAAAATCAAGCTGGTATAAAAATCAATCTTGATGAAAACATGAGTTTTAGTCCATATGTAGAAGTTATCGCAGATAAAGATATGAAACAACAATCTGCAATGATTGGTACTGCATTATCATTTACATTTTAACAATACCAATTTTCTCTTGGTTGTTCACCGTAATGGTGGTTGCCATTATTTCAACTTTTGGTGTGGACATAGGAGAAGATGCATTTGATGAATATCTAATTATTTTAGGTATTGTTTGTACTTATATTTTCATAAAGAAAATTAGAAAAAGGGGTTGACAGACCCCTTTTTTTATTGTACAATAGTTATATTGATTCGATAATTACAAATGAGGTTAAATTATGTTTATATTTTTTATTGGTTTATGTACAACAGTATTAGGAGTTGCTGGTATAGAGGGAAGTATACCCTTATGGCAAGGATTTCTAATATCTTTTAGTGGAATAATTATAATGTTTTTCGCTATCATTAAAATGAGCTATCAAGGTTCAGAGTACATAGATTAAGAGTTTGGTTCGCATGGCACACCTCTCAACCTCATCATCACAGCCATGCGAATCACTTCCTAGTGATTCGGTAATTTACCATTTGGTGATGTAATATATGATGAGGTAAGTCATTGTTTTTACTAGGAATTTTTAGAGGGGTTGACAGACCCCTCTTTTTTTTGTATAATAAGGTATATTCAATGAGAGAGGAAACAAATATGAAAACAGTAACAAAACAATTTACAAATATCCAAGACGGTATTAAAAACTTAATCAAGGCTGCAAACGCAGATTATTGTGATAGGTCTTATAAGGCAGAAAAAGAAGTTCCAAACTATGTGTCAGAAATGCAAGAAAATTTTAAGAACGGTTGGAGTATTGAAGAAGGTACGAAATACATTTCTATTTACAAGACATTAGGTAACCAAAAATCTATTTGGGGTGGTGTTGTAAAAGAAGACGGTGGTAAGTTTAAAAAAGGTGATATTTTAAAAGCTGCTGGTTACAAAAAGTTCGCAATGAACGCTGCAAGAGGTAATGTTCTTGAGGGTAACTTTGGTGTTGTTTGGACTGGCGCTAACTATTTATAATTAATGAGAGGAAAATAATATGAGTGATACTTTTTATAGTAATGATGATATAATGCAAGAGATAGATGACTTGCATGGTAAAGTTGACAATATAAATGAACAACTTGGTTTGATGATGAAATTTATTGAGGGTTTACAATCTCAACTAGGTAACGAAGTTGATGCTCTTGCAAAATTAGAAAAGACTAATTTTAAAGAGTCTATTGATATTTTAAATAAATTAAAAATAAAGGTAAATTAATATGGTAACAAATGATGAATTAAATAGTTTAAAAAATATAGCAAAATCAATTTACTTAGATTATCAAGCAGTTATGGCTGGACAATCTAATTTAAATGAAGAGCTACTTGAAAATGAATTTAAAATGATTGCCAAAAAAATGGGGGTTGACCCTCTTGACCTTTGGTGGAAATGTGAGAGTGCATGATGAGTAAACTAGTAGCAATATTAATAGTAGTAATAATTTTAGGTGGAATTACATTGTGTAGCATGGGGGTATGATGACAGACGCAGAAAAGAAAGCCCATGAAACAGCAACTACAACAAAGACTCCTTTACATACAACAGATTGGTATATAAAGTGGGCTGCAAGTATGGTTTTACTAGTGGGTATGTTACTTACTTCTAATAATATTTACCCATTAAATATATTTGTACATATGTTAGGTCTTATTGGTTGGTTAATAGTTTCAATCATGTGGAATGACAGAGCGCTTATTATTATAAACGCAGTAGGTATTGCAATCATGGCAAATGGATTAATTGGTTACTTTGTTGGAGAATAAAATGACAGAAGAAGAAATTTTAGATTTGGATAATACAGAATTAAGTGAAGGTGGTTCTGATTATGATTACTACTGAAAGAGGTAACATAGTTGAGGTGAACGGCGGCAGTAAAAAACAAAAAGAATTTACAGCCAAAATTGCACATTGGTGTATAAAACAACTTATGCCACGAATGAAAACTTTAGATATCTGTATTGATTTAAAAAAAGAATTAGATGGCAAAGCAGATGGTTATTGTTGGGAAGGTGGAGATAACCGACAACATTTTATAGAAATAAAAAAGACATTAGAAGGTGATGATTTTATAACTTGCATTATGCACGAAATGGTTCATGTGAAACAACAGGCTCGTGGTGAGATGCAACCTATGTTGGCTGCAATGGAAGCAGAGGCATATGAAAAACAAGAAATATTATTAGAGAGGTGGAAAGATGATAAATGAAATATTGGTAGCAGGATTATTATTCCTAGTACCAGCAGTAGATAAGGATAAAACAAATCCTTTTATATTACACGAAGCAACTTGTCTTGCAAAGAACATGTACTATGAAGCTCGTAATCAAGGAACTGCTGGTAGACTTGCAGTAAGTAATGTGGTGTTAAATCGTGTAAAGGATAAAAGGTTTCCTAATACCGTATGTGAGGTTGTAGAACAAGGGCCTGTGCGTGAGAGTTGGAAGAAGAATGGTGTTATGCACCCTATTAGACATAAGTGTCAGTTCAGTTGGTTTTGTGATGGCAAAAGTGATGAACCAAGAAATATAAAAGAATATGAACAAATGTTAAATTTTTCCTTGACAATGTTATCAAATAGTTATATACTTATAGACATAACAGACGGTGCTTTGTTTTATCATGCAGACTATGTAAAACCTAGTTGGTCAAGGACAAAACATAGAACTACAGAAATTGGTGACCACATATTCTATACATGGGATAAATAATGAATATTTTTTACTTACATAAAGACCCTATCAAAAATGCACAGTATCATTGTGATAAACACATTGTAAAGATGGCTACAGAGTATTGTCAGCTGTTATCTACTGCACATAGGATATTAGATGGTAAGATGTATCTAGGTAAGACTAAGAACAATCGTAACATCAAGAGATGGCGTCTACCAGATGAACGTGAAGACATACTAATGAAGGCAAGTCATGTCAATCACCCATCAAATATATGGGTGCGTGAGTCTAAAGAAAATTATATGGAAATGTATTTTATATACATGGCTACTCTAGGGGAATATACTTACCGATATGGTAAGATTCACGGTTCTAGTAAGGCATCTATGATACTTCAAAGACCACCAAAGAATATTATTTCCAGCAAAAATACCGAAATGGCACAAGCAATGCCAGATTATTGTAAGATTAACAATGACCCAATATCTGCATACAGAAACTACTATATAAAAGAAAAGAAAAGCTTTGTAACTTGGAAGAACAGGCCTGTGCCAGAGTGGTATCCTCTGGATAATCAACTTATTAGGAGATAGAATGTCAGATGAGCACGAAACACATGACGCATTTATGAAAAGAATGATGCGAGAAGACTCTGCAAAGAGAGGTCTTTCAGAAATAGAATTACTTAAAAAAGATATGGAACAATTAACAGAAGCTTATTATAGTGCAATGAAAAGAATTAAACAACTAAATGATGACATTGGTCGTTTAAGAGCATATCTAAATGCAACACATGAAATGAGAAAAGTGATAACGCCAGAAACTGCTGAAGAAAAATTAAGACACTATATAAATGTAACAGCAGATTTACGAAAAGATTTAGAAAAAGACGTGGTAGATGTAAACGACAAATATGATGGAGAAGCGCCATCTACTTTAGCATCATTTTATAAAAATTAGTGAGAACATTATGCCAACTTATGTATTGACGAACACAGAAACGAATGAAACTTATACTGAGCTTTGTTCGTGGGATAACTTACAAACAATATTAAAAGACAATCCACACATTAAACAAGAGATGACAGCACCAGCAATAGTTGGTGACCATGTGGCATCTGGTAATCCATCTGGTAAAGGTATGGACGGTGGTATGAAAGAGGTATTCGGTAAGATTGCACAGAACCACCCAAACAGCCCACTTGCAGATAGATTTGGTGATGGTAAGAATGTCAGACAAAAGAAAGTAAAGACTGTTGCTAAGAAACATGGAATAATATAAATACACATGTGTAAAGGAAATATATTTTTAAACGAATATCCTTCTACACAGAGGGAAGAACTTACGTTTTTCCCTCACTTATTATTGAGGAATGATAATGTCTAAAAAACAAAAGTTAGAAATTGGCTCAGGTAATTTAATATCTATAAAACCTATTACAGACAATCAAAAAATAGTATTTGAAACATGGAAACAAAAAAAGAATCAGTTTCTATTTGGTTGTGCTGGGACTGGTAAAACTTTTATATCTTTATATCTTGCATTACAAGATGTAATGAACCTACAAACGAAGTATGACAAAGTTGTATTGGTGCGTTCACTTATACCCACAAGGGAGATAGGGTTCTTGCCAGGCGATGAAGAAGATAAGGCTGCATTGTATCAAGTACCTTATGCAAATATGGTACAGTTTATGTTTCAACAACCTAATGAACAAGCGTTTAATATGTTGTACGATAAACTAAAACAACAAGGTAGTTTGTACTTCTTATCTACCTCTTTTTTAAGAGGATTAACATTTGACAACAGTATTATTATTGTGGACGAATGTCAAAACTTAAACTTTCACGAACTAGACACTATTATCACTAGAGTAGGACAAGATTCAAAGATTGTATTCTGTGGTGATTTTGGTCAATCAGACTTATCAAAAACAAACGAAAAGAATGGTCTGCACGACTTCCTAAGAATATTAGAAGAAATGGAAGAATTTAACTGTGTAGAATTTGATATCGGTGATATTGTTCGTTCTGGATTTGTAAGAAGCTATTTAATTCAGAAAACAAAATTAGGATTAGGAATAGAATAATGGACATACAACAATTAAGAAAACAATTAGAAATAGACGAAGGAGTAAAATATGACATTTACCTTGACCATCTCGGCTTGCCTACTTTTGGTATCGGTCATTTGGTTACTAAGACTGACCCAGAAAGTGGACAAGCAGTTGGGACTCCCATCAGTAAAGAAAGAGTCGCAGAGTGTTTCGACATGGACGTTCAGTCTGTAATTAATGATTGTAACAAACTATATGAAAATTTTGACGAATTGCCTGAAGAAGTACAACAAATCATAGCTAACATGATGTTTAACATGGGTTACACTAGATTGAGTAAATTTAAAGGTATGAAACGTGGTGTTGATTCTAAAGATTGGAATCAAGCTGCAGATGAAATGGTGGATAGCAGATGGTATCGCCAAGTAACAAACAGAGCAAACCGATTGGTTGAAAGAATGAGAGCAGTTGGTTCAAAACTTGGAGCTCGTGATTTTTAAGTAAGGTATTATATTATGAAATTTAACCATGAAACAGTAGAGTTGCCTCCTATAACAGCAATAAACAAAGATGGTGTTCGTGTCTATGAAACACCTCAAGGGAAATACTACCCTTCAATCACAACAGTATTGTCAATCAGAAATAAAAAAGGTATTATGGAATGGCGTAAGAGGGTTGGAGATGATGTTGCAAACTATATTGCAAGAACAGCTGCTAATCGTGGTACGAAAGTTCATCACATGGCTGAAGACTATTTAAATAACATGCATTTGAACTGGCCTAATAAATGGTCAGAACATCAAAAGAGTTTCTTGCCGTGGTGTATGTTTCAAAAACTTTCTAAGAGATTAGAAAGTATAGACAACATTAGAAAACTAGAGGCTGGTTTATGGAGTGATAAGTATGGTGTTGCTGGACGTGTTGATTGCGTTGCAGAATACGATAATAAATTATCTATAATAGATTTTAAAACATCAACCAAAGAAAAAAAAGATGAATGGATTGAAA